CTGTTTGTGGATCTACTTCCTTACCAGAAATAGGATCAATGCGTGGTTTATCTGGTACTAACTTTATAGGAGTCTCAACCTTGATAATGGTATAAGGGACACCATTGCCAAACCCTGCTGCCTCTGCTTTTTTCTTTTCTTCATCAGCTTTATACGTTCCATCACCTCTCTTTTTTGCTGTTTCAAGTCCAAAACTCGCCAGGGCTCCTGTAAATACACTGGCGATAAAAGTTGGATCTATGCGTTCTTGTTCACCTAATCCTGGGATCGTAACGTAATTTAAAGTCAATATAAATCCACTCCAAACGACAACTCCCAAACGCACAAATGTAGACAAGACTTGCAGTTGTTCTTCTTTATCATCCAAGCCCTCCTTTAACTTTTGCAGAGGATTCTTCTTCTTTGGTTCGTCTGCTTTTGTTTCTGCCATGCGTAAAAAGTTAAAAACATAACTACATTAGACATAAATGGCTTAAAAGTAATGAAATTCCTTTCTCAGGCACAAAAGGAAGTAATAGCCGAGTCTCACGGTATAACCGTTGAATCGATTAATAACAGAATTGAGATATGGAGCATACTCAACGATCCAGATACATCAAAGCCTGATCTTGTAGAAGCACAAAAGCAATGGATTAAGATACAACAAGGAACATGGCCTAATGTAAATGCCTGAAGTTGTAGCTGCTATCATCGGAGCTGGTGCATCTGTCATTGTTATGGGTATCAGTAACATGAGTACCCGTAGAGATAGAGACACCAGAGAGCTATTTAAGCGAATTAACGAATTAGAAAAATTAGTGGCAGGGTATCATCCTCCTCAACGTAATTGGCGAAAGCAGTGAGTCATGTAAAGTAGTAGTCAAAAGGAGTCAAACTAATGGGAATTTCTAGCTTTCTAGGAGCAAACATCATCACCGATACTGCTGCTCATACGGGCAAATTTGCGAAGATCACTTGCTTAACAGATTCAACAGTTACTTTGATTTCTCCAAACGTCACTAAAAATGGAACGACAACTGTTTCTGGAATTGCTTTAAAAGCAGGTACAGAAATAGAAGGAATTTTTACTAGCGTCACTCAGACAAGTGCTGGATCAGTTATTGCCTACAGTGTCTAATGAACTGTTGGCACTGTAAAACTGAATTGATTTGGGGAAGTGATTCTGAATTTCCTTTACCTTCTGAGGAATACGATTTTATTTCATTTTTTTCTTGTCCTAAATGTGAAGCTCATGTAGAGGTATATCACAAAGCTAAAGACTAAAAAACCCTTAGAATCCTCTACAACTCTAAGGGTTTAATAGCTATCCAATAGTCAAAATGCTAATACTTGCTAAGGGGGTAAAGTTCAAAACTATCTTAACCACTTTTATGAAGATGACCAATGAAAAAACTATTCTTCAGCAGCGAAAGAGGCAAACGCTTTACTCTTTGGGTTATTGAATCTGCAACAGAACAAAGTAACAACAGTCTTGTTTTAGAAGACGTTGACTTTATAGAAGCTAGACTATGGCCTAATCGAACGCTAAAACTTCAATGAGTATGTATAAGACAGACTGGGTAGAAGAGGATCGTCAGAGAGTATTAAATATGGAACGCTGGTACATTCTTGATGGCAGACATAGATATGATCATCCTCAACATGGTTTATATACTGGATTAGCAGCTAAAGGAGCAGATCTTGATAGTTTCAACGGAATTGTGTAATTGTTCTCATTGCAAAGAACTGAGAAGGCAACAAGCTAGGCATGGAAAGTGGCAAGAATTATTGCTACATATAAATAAAAACGATGACAAGCGAACCAAGTACGTTTGATGTAAATTTTGTTTTTGATTTAGCTCAAAGACCTACGCTAGAAGAAGAGTTGCACATGGAAAAAGAAATCAGAGCAATCAGAGAATCAGACGATATTGAAGAACTAAAAAAATACGCAGAAATGTTATCCAGACAAAACCATGAGCAAAGTTATTTTATTGCAGGATGTTTAACAAAGATAGGAAAACTACACGCTACGATTGCATCATTAAAGATGAATATTGAACGACCCAGTAAGACTTTGCTTGAAAAAATATTACGGTTATGATGAGATTGGAGTTGTGATGATGCTCCACTTCGAGAACACAAGACCTCTTGCTTAAGATCCCCAGAGCAGGAGGTTTTGTTGTCTATGCAGACGATATAAATTTAGCATTAGATTTCTGCCATTTTATTTGAGTGTCTTTAACAGAAATTTCTGGATGTTGAATGGAATACCAACGGTGTTTGCAAACAGGACACCACCTTCTCCTTATCGTTAAGTTAGGGGAACGATTAGTGAGCACAACTCTAGTTCTAAGATGAGAGCACTTAGGGCAAGGACAATAAGTTTGATTCATTATTTACGGAGCTGGAACGAGTATGTGTTGTGCGTGTTCTGACGTTCTACCGTCAAGCCATTTAACACCGTAGTAATAACAGATACGACCTCTTGCATTGTGTTTTTCAATGACTTTTATGATCGTTCCAACAGCAGTTCCTGTTGCTAAAAAAACTCCTGTATTTCTTTTTTTATTTACTTGATCACTTAGTTTGTATTTTGGTGCTGTTGAACTGACGGTCATAGTTGCTTTTTAATAAATAAAGTTGGACAAGTTTTTTCTTGCTGTAATGAGCTTGAGTTTCAGCTAATGATTTTAGTTCTCTAGAAGGAAGCATTTCAAGAAATCTTGCAAATCCTTCATAAGGTTTAGGACTCCTGTAAACAAAAGGCGAACCAATAAAATTAAGTAGGCTCTTCATCCTTTTTGTTTGCTTGTGTGGTTCGTATCATTTTAGATAAAGCTCTTCCATCTGTTCTGTTTTGTATTACTTGCTCCCACTCTGACTGATCTTTAGCAACAGCTTGAGAATATATTTCAGGGCCATATTCTTCACAAAGGAAACTATAAATAATTTCTCTTAAGACATCAGATCTTTTCTTATCTACTTTCTTGACGTACTCAGATAATAGTTCTCCACGGTGAGGTTCTAGAAGTATGTTGATATGTTTTCTGCTTTTTCCAGGGTAATTAGTTTTATCTTTCATTTTAGTTTGGCCTAGCTACACAAAGATACTAGCCGATTATCAAAGAACATCACATAACTCAGCTTCTTCTATCGAATTATCCAAAGGAATTAAAGTCCATTCAATGCCAGAAGTGTTATTGCAGTAAGCAAGTAAAGATTCTTTGCTTTCAGCTTTAACAGGAACTAAATCATCATCAGGCCATAGAACTTCTGCATAGCATCTACCATGTGTCCATTGTTCTGGTTCGTATTGTGTAGCACGACAAGCAAGAACTGAGTCAGAGACTTCTGCTTCGATGTGCATTATCTCAGTCTCAGAGTCCCATTTGTAATTGTAGATTTCATAAACGTCAGACATTTGCACTCTTAAGTAATTCTGTTATGAGTATAACATAGAACTATTAAATAGGAAGCCTCACGCAGGGGGATATATCAAAATGTGTCTTACGAACCAAAAACATAGTTGCTACCTGTGTTTTTTGATGAGACAACCCTATGGGACACTTTTATTGTGTCCTATCCGACGAACCAATAGGACACTTTTCATTTGTCCTATCCATGTGTCCTATACCAGATCCCGTTCCAACACTAGGTTTTACCCCTGATGGGACACTTTCTTTAACCTCTCCCCGTGCGAGGACAGCTTTATATCTTATTGGATCGTTAGATTCAACTTTTATTAAACCTCTCTTATGAAGTCTTTGAACTGATTTTCTAATAGCTGCTGGTTTTCCATTGAGTATTGGATCGTCAACTAATTCACTAGCGGTACGTGTAGCAGGATGTATAACTCTCAATCTTTGAAGAACTCTTCCTGTAACGGAAGTTGGAGCTGGATCGTTTTCTACTTCTGGAGTGTGATCTGCAATCGTAAAACTTAAATCCTCTTCCATTCTCATAATTAGCTGAGAACCTTCTCTACCTGACCTTGATTTTTGGATCGTGATTAACCTGCTGAACTGCCCAACTCTTTGAGCTTCTTCTTCTGTTGGTTTTGTAAGTGACCAAACCTCATCAACAGCATCACGAATAGCAGAAGTACCTCTAAAGCCACCGTTCTTATTAGCGTGATGAACAATAACGATTGTTGTTTTAGGGAACAGATTGCCATTATTTCTAGTTAGCCAATAGAGAGGAGTTGCAAAGTCAGACTTGTTTTCATCAAATGCCTTACCTCCACTACAACCAATCAAGGAGTCGATAACAACTAGCTTTGGTTCGTGTTGCTTCATGACTTTTACAAATTGGGCATAGCGTTGAAGTTGCCAATCAGTAAAGATCTGGGTGTTGTCATCTATTGGATAATCAACCTCTTCTAGTTGTTCTTTAAGTTGAGTTAACGGTTGATCGCCATTCAGTAAAAGAACTTTGCCTTTCTCTACTGGTAAAAGATTTCCACGAACATAGAAGGGAGATCCAGTAGCAATATGTTTTGCTAAAGACCAAGCAGACATAGATTTACCATCACCTCCAGCTCCATAGATCAAGACAACTGAAGGGCTAGGTAAAATATCAGGTATTAAATATTCACGCTTAAGGTTCATATCCATCAACTCTTTAACAGAAAAGATCCCTGTTTGATTTTCGTATTGAAGGTTATCGACAATAATTTTTTCTAAAGCTGCTTGATCTCTATAACCAGCCTGTAAGGAAAGAGTATTTAGCTTGTAATTAACTTCTGCTGGATTAGGTAAATCAAGAATCTTATTGGCACGTTTCATCGTTTCCTCGAAGGGAAGCGTAGATAAGCGTGTTTCTTGAATCTTCTTCTCTTCAGCCTCCTTAACGATTGCAGCGATGTCTGGTTGAAACCTATGCCTCTGTGGGTCTTCTTTGTCCGCTAACCAGATCAAAGTACCTAAACCAACCCCAGAGCCTTTAAACGAGTACCAAGGTGACGTACAAGGCGTGTGATGATCGTCAGAGTCCTCCCAATCTTTAGCGTATTCATTGTCTTGGCTCGACCAGTGTGACCAAAGAGCTAAACCCATCTCATTTGGTAAGACGGAATGAATACACATTCCGATCTGAATCCAATGATCTCTATTGCCTTGACCCTTATGACTAATGACCTGTAAGCAGTCACCAATGATTTGACCTATCTCATCATCAGTTCTGTCTGAGAAATCAAGATCCTTTCTATTTTGGGTCGTTACTTTTGGAGGAGCTTTCATCTCAGCTATAAGCCAAGCAGGAGCTTCTGGGATATTCCTTAAGTCACCGTCAAGTGTATAAAGACCTGCTGGAGTATCAGTACGCTCATGGCCTGGATAAGCACCAAGGATTAAACCTTGTCTTCTATCCCATAGGATTTCATATTCAGAACCTTGATCTTTTCTTAGGCCATGTCCCTTAACTTCACTCCATAGATTCTCAGGGATTCTAAAAAGATACTTAGCAGCGTTTTTCTTTGTGCTAGTAATCTTTGGAGCACCCTTTAATGTATGACCCCACTGCTTTTGCAAGCCTTTTAGATCTCCATCAACATCTAAAATTACAATTCCTTTACCACGAATACCTGTATATATTCCAACAGCTTGTAAGTTAGGATTTTTACGAAGAGCAAGCTCAACATCAGCAGGGCCAAAGTCCCTATCCCAACTATCTTCTAATGGATTTTTACCTGTAGCCTTACGGCCTGAAATCATAGTTGCGTTCTTCTTATATATTGGAGCGTAAACAAGCCCTTCAACTAAGAAATTTGCAAGATTTAAGTTTGACATCTACAATGAATTACAAGAACAGTATGCACCCCTGATCATTAATTTGATTGGGGGTGTTTTTTAGCATAGCTTAGATGACACATCATCAAGCCTGTGTTAGGATAATCAGGTACAAAAATTAATTTGTACGATTAACAGCCAGTTTAACTTTAAACTTACTAACTGCAAAAAACAACATGAAATTTTCAGCAACAGCCGAAAAAGAGTATCAAAAATCTCTTGACGCTCCAGAAGGAGGATCAGGTAATGATCGTTACTTTAGGCCCAATCAAATTGAAAACAATGAGGAGGTTGAATTTATATTTATAGATGAAGATCCTCTTGAATATTGGCAAGTATTTGGTGAATCAATTGACGATGGAACCAAAAGGCCATTCAGGTTTCCATTAGTTGATGAGAATCCTCCAAGTGATGAGGATATTATCAAAGAAATGGGTGGTACTTTTAGAAGAACAAAGTGCCTATATGACAATGTTAAACAGGGATTAAAGGCTAATATCTCTGATAGTCCAGCCGTACATTGTTATGTTTGGCCTATATATAATATTGATAAAAAGACCATTCAAGTATTTGAAGTTAGCCAGCCAAGTATCTTCAAACAAATTAAAAAAGAAACAGGATTAAAGAAATATCGTAAAGGTGTTGGTTTAGTCTCTGAGTTTAGTTGCACCTTACATAAAGTTGTAGATGGAGTAACTAAATACACATTCAACATCATGGATCGTGAAGAAGGATTCAATGTTGCTGTTGTAGAAGAAGAGTGGGAGCAATTAGAAGATAATGGATTTGATTTAACTGTATTAATTGGTAACGGAGATCCATTTAATCCTGAAGGAGACTCCTAGATTCGTAGTGGGTTTATTGACTCAGGTTCAGATATTCCTGAGAGAGATTAGCTGCTCGTTTCTTGACGATTAACATTCATGACGCAGATGTTTTCGAGTTTCGACCACTCGGATCAAAAGGAACAGTAAAGAGTTGTGTAGTGCAGTAGAGAAGTCAGTTTCATAATGTTCTCTACAAGTTAATTTTTCAGTAAACCCACTATTTTTCCATTCAATATGACTTATTTCACTGCCGCTACTGCGAGTAATCCAAGACCAGTACCAAAACTACATTTATTTTGGGTTTGCGAACCAAACAAAGAAGGCGTAAAGATAAGAGCTTGGGGAATTAATAAACAAGAGGCATTTAATAAAATCAAAACAACGTATCCAACCGCATCTATTCTTTGGAAGAAAGAACTATGACTCCAGAACAAACAGATAAGTTAGTTGAAGCTTTAGACAAAATAAGCAAAAGACTAACAGTGATTTCTATTGCACAAGAGACTCAAGCAGAGCTTTTAACTTCTTTTTTTGCGAGAATAGATTATTACTTACAAGTTAATAGTGAAGATATAAGGTTTACGAACCCAATGCACATACATTCAAAAATTGAAGATTCTAACCAGACAGATAAGTGGTATTACGGTATTAATCCATTATATGAAAGAAAACATGGAGATCCTGATTATCAAAATGATTTTGGATCGTCAGATGGTTTTTTAAAAGAAGATAATAGAACATGGGGGCCAGACGAGCCTCCAGAAGAAGAGGAAGAATGACAAAAAAGGCCATTCATGTTATCTTCACTATGGAAAGGTATAACTATTTATGTCATTAGTAATAGATATTAATAGTAAGCCATCTGTAGAAGTAAGACAAGATGCTTTGGCATCATTAAGATCTAGTTCATTGGAAAGAGATGATTCTGGAAAGTTTCGTATATATACAGATGATGAGGGAAATAGTTATTACAGTGTTACTACCATTCTAAGTAATACGGAACCCGAAGCTAAAAGACGAGCACTAGAAAAGTGGAAGTCAAAGCCAGGGAGTGCCGATGATTTAGAAATTGCCTGTAACCGAGGAACGATTTCCCATGAAAATTGCGAATACATCCTCAAGGTTGCATCAAAAATCAACATCAACATTTGCAATGCAAAGAACAATTGGAGAATCTACGATGATGGATTGGCAAGAGGCCCAAAAGCGATTACAAAAAAGTGCATTCAGACTGCGAAAAGTAGACAGTCTAAAGTCCATTGGACAGCTAGAAAATATGCGGCAGTATTGGCCGATTGGATAGAAGAAAACGTAGCGGCCATTCATGCTAGTGAATTTTCCATTCATCATCCAATAGGATTTGCTGGTCAGTCGGACGCATTAATTGACTATAAAAAGAATGGAAATTTATGTATATTAGATTTCAAAACAAGTGGATCATCAAAACCAAAACCAGATGCTTGGCTAGATAATTATCGATTGCAATTAAGTTCTTATGCTTGGGGTTTGGAGCAACAAACAGGAATAAAACCAGCTATGGGATTAATAGTAATAGCCAGAGAAAATGGGTATCAAGTTGTAGAACTCAATACCCTAGAACTAGCTGGAGGAAGAATATTATTCGAGGAACGTCTAAATCAATTTAAAGCTATGTTGGCTTAATATTTTTCTCTTGATACTTAGTCCATTCTGCTCTTCCTTATCTTTCTCAGCTTGAATACGTTCTAAACACCAACAACAAGTGTTATCTCCATCGTCTCGATGTGTTAAATCACACCCACACTGAACACAGTAATCATAATCATACTCAGTTTCATAATCGGAGATTAGTTTTTTCATAGTTATTCCTCATAATCCTGAAACAACCAATCGTCCAATCTTTTTGCTTGGATCGCAGCAAGTTCAATTTTTTCAGGATAAAGTTTAATTAATTTCATATCACCCATAGTTGGATGATGTTCATCTTGGATAGACCAATTGTCGCAAGGGCAAAGTTCTAGCCATTTTTCAATAGCTTGTTCATTGTTCATTAAATCATCTCCAGAGTTTTAATAATTTCCTGTTTGATATAAGGAATTTGTTCTTCTTGGTTCGTAGGCAAGAAGACAGTAATTTGTCTATCAGCTAGTTCGCAGAGAACATCTAAAACTATTTCTAGTTTGTCTAAGGTGTCATTGTTCATTAGTATTCACCTTCATCATATTTAAGAGCTTTATCAGAGAAACTTTTAAGTTCTTCAATAACAGCATCAGGATGCCAATCTTTATTAATTGCATCCTCACCAAAAGCCAAATCATAAGCTTCGATTAAAAATGTCTTTACATACTCAAAGGCTGCCAAATTTTGAAAGTAGGGATGCTGTTCCCCTTCTTCTGCTTCATCCCAATTTTCTATATCATCATCAAAGTCTTCTCTTTCTGAGTATTCTTCAACGAAATTAAAAAACTGGTTAATTGATTCGTGGATCGTTGGTTCATCGGGGTAGTTACTCATGACTTAAGCTCCATTTTCTGATCGTAAGCTTGTTGCCATCTTTCATCAGCAGATAAAGGTGGTTCAGTAGTATAAAAATCTTCAATTTCTGCATCAATGCCAATTTCTAACTTATTAATAATTTCATCTCTTTGTTTTGGATCGTTAAATTCTTCTACTGAACATTCTGTATAACATTCTGCACAGATTGATAGAGGATATTGGTAAATTTCCATATCATTTGGATAATCTGGATCGTGATAAAACAACCAATCGTAATCACCACCTACAACTAAAGTGAGTTGAGAATTGTCGATAGGATTTCTACCAGAGCGTTCAGAGAAAGCGAGATAGAAATTAGGGTTTTCAATTTTTTTAATAGAATTAGTCATTGCAAGCCTCAGGATTGTTTTCGTAAAAGTCATTAGCAGATTGAACAGCTTGTCTTAGCTGATTGTCAGTTTCAATAATTCTGTGAGCAACAGAAACAACAACAGTACAAAATTCCATTTTTTCATCAAAATCTTTAGCTTCCTCTTTCTTTTTTAATAAATTTTCCATAGCTCTAATAGCTTCCATGCGATCAATAGTAATTTCATTACATTTATCTAAATGAGATGAAGCTTGTTTTTCAAGAGGTGTCATTTTTTTGGATCGTTTTGTCATGTCAAAATGTCAGATTAGGATTTTTGTAGTTTTTTTAGTTTTTGTAGAAGTTCAGTTAATTCCTTAATTCGAGGAATTTTTGAAGGCAAGTCACCTTTATCATCAATGACTTGCTCCATTTCATTATTAATTTGATCAATCAATTTAGAAGTAGTTTTACCAGTTTTACATTCTCTAGAAGTAGGATCTGTTTTACCGAAATCTCTTTCGTTATATCTAATCCACCTGTAGGCAGTTCGATCAGTAATTGCAGGTATTCTTCTTTCTGGATCGTCTGGATCAACGTCAGAATAATTAGCTAATAATTCATCTTTAATATCTTTCTTTTTAACAGTTTTAACTGTAAAACCGTCTTCATCTAAAGCATCGTTATAAATTTCAGAGATAATTGCATTAATCTCAAATTTATTTGGTTCATATAAATACTTCATTGGGTAAACTCCCAACTGCCAACAGTATTGCCGTTCATATCTCTAATACGTCCGTTCATGTTTTCTTGTGGTTCGATATAACCTATATCCTGTAATTTATCTTCGATTGATTGTAAGATTTTACAGATTTCTATACCTGTAAGATCATCATCAAAAGCTGCATTATCGCAGTTAATAGAAACATTGAAATTCATAATTTTTTCTCTAAAACAACTAATCTCTCAGTTAAATTAGCTACAAAATCTCTGATAATTTCTATCTGATTTTGAGTCATAGTTCTTTCTTCAATGAGAGCATCCTTTAATGAGCTAACTGCATACTTAGTACCTTTTAATGATTCTATTTGGTTCGTTAAAATCATTAATAAAACATCATTTAATAGCTCGTTATCTGCTTCATGACTTTTTAAAGTTTCTAGAACTTTTTGTAAATCTCTTTCCATAATTAATAGCTCCTAGATACAAATTGTTTTTCCTTTAAATCGTCATAAATATATTTTCCATTCTCACTTAAAGATTCATAACTGTGACTCCTACTTGGTTCAAACTGTAAATTATCTTCTATTCTGCATCTACGGATGTAGTTAGGGTGAAACATACCATCATAAAATTCGGTAAACCAAAGATGATAAGCTTCAACGATGTCAAAACGATTAAATTCCATAATTAAGAAGTTAGTAAAGGTGAATTAGGTTTAATAAGAATTTTGTATTCCCAACAATCACAAGCTAAAACTCCAAATTGTTTAGCATCGTGATAAGTCATAAAATGACCTTCAATACAAGCATTTTCATCACTTGGAACGTCAATAACACTAAAATCTAGATCATCTTGCCAATGCTCAATTAATAAATTTAATTTACTTTCATCTTCAAGTTCTAAACCTGAATAGTCCCCATTAACTAAAGCGGATCCCCAAAAATTTGGTAATAGTAAAGAATGAAATTCCATTAGTGCTTAATCTCCAATGCGATAATTTCTAAACTATTTTTATTTAAAGATTTATCCCAACATCTATATAAATGATTGGAACGTGAGAGAATTTCTTCTCCTGCGATATATGCAAACATATTCGCTATTTTTTCATCACTTACTTCTGTATTAGTTTCTCCAAAATTATCCTTTTCATAATCTTGGACATATTCAATAGCTCTAAAAGCATGATTACCTAAAAATTGTTGAGCTTGATAATGTCCGATTATAAAATAATCTTCATTAAACAAAGCATTGTGAAGTTCTGCCCCGTCAACATCTAAACCAACACCGGATTCAAGCTGATCTATTGCGTGATTTATGACTTCTTCTGTCATTGGTTCGGGAAAATCATTTAAGTTCATAATGATGATTGCTAATTGATAACTGTATGATAACCTTTTAAAGACAGAATAACAAGTAAAGTGTCACAACTAAAAAAATTCATTCATGATCATGGTATCGAGGCTTTAAAATTAGAGCTTCAAAAAAAGACATTCATGACTAACTCTCCAGAACGCTTAACGCCATTCAATTCCTTAAATGACATTCAACAAAATGATTGGGATTACATCCTGAACGACGAATTAAAAGAAAAAAATAAATTCCTATACCAAAAATTAATGCTAACCCGTCTAGAACTTGAAAAATTCCATTCATGAAAAAAGCCATTCATAAGCTTACTGCCTCCTAACCTGCCTCACTACTAGCTGATTTTTTTTTTTTTTTTTTTTTTCAGAAAAATTTAAAAAATTATAAGTTCTGGAAAAATATCAGAACTTATAATTTTAACTTACTTAAAAACTTAAAACAAGTTATCCTGTTTTATTGTTTTCATTTCTTTGACGTTCTCACCTTCTAATATTTGGATTAACGTCCACTCTATCTCTTCAAAACTTTTTAAGTCTTCTTCGCTCACTTGGTACGGGCTATGCTGAACAGTCCAGTCTACTCTTCTTTGAACTTCTTCAAATAAGTAGTCTTCTAACTCATGCCAAAAATCAAAATATGAAACACTTGGTTTCGTATCTAGATAATCGGCAGAATAAATAACTTGATACATTTTAAATTAATGCAAGTGGTGTAAGTTCTTCCAGCTCCGTCTGGTCGATAACTTCCCAACTTTTAAAATCTAGCCAACTGAAACCAATTTCAATTAACCATCGACTAAACATTGTGATGTGTTTTTCAGTGCTTGGGCTAGTTCCTTCTTCAAAATAATTTTTACTTCTTAGAAGTCTTCCTTTATCTGATCTAAGGAAAGCAGCGACAACAGTGGTCTTTTCTTTATAGTTTAAATAAAGAAAAATGTTACCTTCTTTACTATGTAAAGCTTGACGAATACCACCGATGTTTTGAATTTGTTTTGACATTTTAGAATAAAAAAAATTAACCCTAGTGACTAGCTAGGGTTTCTGTTTGGATCGTTAACCGTAGACAAGCTCACCGAAACAAGCAAACTGTAGAAGACAATCAGAAGCTTCTGCATCTAAGTGACCAGCATCGTTAGTATCAATAAAATCTACTAAGTAGCTAGCAATATCAGAATTGACTGATTTAATGCAAGGATCAAAAGCTTCTTCCAGTTGTTTAACTGAAAGATAGTAAGTATTTGATCCTTCCATTTCGTCATGCTCTTCAACTACTTTGATTGTTGATGATTCGGGAGCTTCTGGATTTATTTGAAACCAAATTTCAGAAGCCCAATCACACCAACTGCAACAGTTGTCTTCGATAGTTTCTAAAGCTTCTGCATCTAAACAGAAGCTCTTTTCTATGGTGGCTTTCATGCTCCCTCCCAATTAGTGTCTGTTGGATCGTAACGTCTGACAATAGCTGACAATTTGGAATAGTTTGTACTATTCTCTTTCGCTAGCTTTTGTAAAGCTTGAGTAAAGTTAACCTCAAGAACGTCCTCATACTTGGAAGTATCACCGATCTGGTATTCGAGGCTAACCCTAAGCCACCAAATTTCAAGATCCTTTTCTTCTTGGCATTTCTGCATTGTCTCAAGTGTGCAAGTGTCCTTATGACCCTGCGTTTGTACTTGTGACTTGTAACTCATAGATTCCATAATGGCAGTTTGTAAGATTGGTTTTTGGGTGTATTCGCTTGAGCTGCTCCAGAGGCTGCTTGAGCTGTGGTGCTGCTGGTGTCCTATGGTCTCACTTGTGAAAGCTTGCCCATTGGAGCGAATGACTTTAGGTTTTCAAGTTTCCGCAGCGACTAGAAATGAATAGTCTTTCTGCATCAAACGTATTCTACATGATCATGGTAAGGAAGTAAACCACCTAGCCAAATTAATTTTTAAAAATATTTTTCTATCAGATTATTTTATTAATCAGATAATTGGCTATTAAAAAGTAGCCGTATTGCCCGTTTTAAAAATACGTCTACCAAAAGACCTAGCCAACGGCTACTAAAAGTAGGCGGGCATGGTAGGAAAAGTAGACGTATGAAATCAATGGCCGGGGTACCCGAAATATATATCCGAGACTAAGTTATACGTGGATATGCTAGATTATGATAGATCTTGTTTAGATTCGACTCTTATTGATAGTTCAGGAGCTTGAATACTTACGTGTTCTACACTTTCGCCTATAACTTTGCCGATAGAATCTAGTACTTGAGCAGCAGTTTGTAATTGTCCCTTGCGTATAGCTTTTTCATAGAGTCGAAGTCTTGCTGCTTGAAGACGAGCCAACATATTTTCTCTATCTTTTTGCCAATCTTCATTATTCCAAGAATTAACTTGTTTCCAATCGCTCCAACCTGTTGCTTCAGAGACACCTTCTTTACTTGCATGATCTAGAACAAGTTGCCTAGCTGGTAAACCTTCCAACTGTCTCCGATAAAGTCTTTGTTGTCTAGCCTCCACAACTAATCTAGGACTTTTGTTTCCTACAGTTCGTCTAGGCTTCTTTATCTCTGGTACGGGTTCAGCATCAAAGCTGTTAAGGCATGAATCGGTCACGGACGCAACTCAAAATAACGGTATTAATAGGATAATAACCTTTTATAAGCATTTTGGAGTAAGAATAGGGGGGTATCTATGAAAATCTCTTAAAACTAATACCTTATGGCTGTAAAAACTGCACCAGAAATAAATTTAAGATGGGCACAAGGAGAAGTATTTAACAATGACAAACGCTTTCGAGTATTAGTAGCAGGACGAAGATTTGGTAAATCCTATTTAAGTTGTATCGAACTTCTTCGTGG